CGCATTTTTAAATGGCAACGAAAACTTTGCCCTTGCAGCCTAAAAACTGCTGAGTTTCGTGGAGTGTACTTGGAAACAGAAACACTCCACACTTTTATAATAACCAGAAAGGTGAGTATGAATAGTAAAGAATTTAGTTTGATGATAGAGGGGATTGTAAAAGAGAAACGACCAATAAGTTACATGGATGCTATCGTATGGTATTGTGAAAGCAATAAGATAGAGATAGAAACCGTGACCCGCCTAATTTCAAAAAACCTAAAAGAAAAAATCAAAGAAGAGGCTTTAAATGCCAATTTACTAAAAGAGAAGAGAGGTGCAAAATTACCAGTATGAATGTAGAAGTGATTGATAAAATGGGTAGTGACTTGTCTGTAGTGAACGCAGCTCGAGTTTCATTTGCTAAGACAAAAGAAGTATTTGATGAAAAAGATGAGAAGTTAATTAAGTATTTGGCAGAACATAATCATTGGTCGCCATTTGGTCATGCTTCTTTACAATTTAGAATTAAGGCACCAGTATTTGTTGCAAGACAGTTGGTAAAACACCAAGTTGGTTTGGTGTGGAATGAAGTAAGTCGAAGATATGTAGATGACCAACCAGAATTTTATATGCCATTTCTATGGAGAGAAAAGGCAGAAAATAAAAAACAAGGTAGTGCAGATACCGAAGTAGAGTTTGATATTACAGATATTACACAAGCATGTAAGTCAGTATATAATCAGATGTTAGAGGCCAATATTGCACCAGAGATGGCAAGAATGGTGTTACCACAAAGTATGATGACAGAATGGTATTGGTCAGGTACAGTATATGCATTTGCTAGAGTGTGTAATTTAAGAAATAAACCAGACGCACAGGAAGAAACGAGGACAGTTACTTACGAGATTGCAAGACATATGAAAGACCACTTTCCAATCTCAACAAAGTATTTACTAGACTAATATGTATGGTGGATTTGAAGTTTATAAAGAATATTTGGCAGTCAAAAATCATTTCACTACCAATAGTTATGACTATGCAAAATATGATGGTAAGGTTAATGTCAAACTTGAAAGTTTTACTAAACGGAATGATAGGCATTTTTTTCATAAACTTTCTAAAAGATTTGACCAACGAGAAATTACTTCTTATTTTGTTAGTAACTTCCTTGTTGCTAATAATAAGTGGGTGGGTGACCTTTTAAAAAATGACGGCGCTGAGGAATATACTAAATGGAAGAAATACCAAGACAGTTATAGGTACCATTTTCGAAATGATTGCGTATTGGTTAGTGATGACTTTATTTCTAATAGCCTTTCTTTTGATAATGGTTTGGGCGTTTCTAATGGACAACATCCTAGATTGTTACGATTATATCTCAGAAAGAAAATACATTTCCAGAGCCTATACATCATTGACCGAATTATTAACTTCAGCCGTAAATGGGATAATCAAATTGAAGAAAAAATTGTTTGGCCAGAAATAAGTAGAAAGATGAAAAAGATTAAACCGTTTGTTGCATACAACTTGGTAGAATTGAGAGATGTTATGAAAGAGGTATTTGTAAGTGAGTAGAGTATTTTGTATAGGTAATGGTGAAAGTCGTAGAGATTACAATTTACAAAACCTACGACAGTATGGTAAGATTTATGGTTGTAATGCCTTGTATAGAGATTTTACACCAGATGTATTAACAAGTGTTGACCATGGTATGATGCACGAAGTATATCACGCTGGTTTGGCACAAAAGATTGATTGTTATTTTAGAGATTGGACAAAAGTACCAGCAATGCATTATGAAATGATGGTGTATGGTGGTATGAGTGAGATGGATGCCAAAGAACATTTAGATGAAATATTAGTATCAAATGAACGAGGTGATAGTGACCAATTTGTAATGCATGGTGCCAATTTAAAAGGCATTGTAGAGATGATTAAAAGAAATGGTGATAAGAAAAAAGTGAGTGTAAATAATTCTACTATCAAAGTATCTTGGATTGGTAAACCAGATAGGTCACACTCACTAATAGACATTATGGTTGATGAACAAGGTGATAAAACAACACCAAAAGACCACAGTTGGTCATGTGGACCTACATCTGGTTATGTATCAATCAAAAGAGAAAAACCAAAAGAGATATTTTTGATTGGCCATGATTTGTATAGTGCAACTAAACATGTAAACAATATGTACAAGTCAACTAAAAATTATGTTGCACAACAAAATTCACCAACACCTTGTGTGAACTGGATTAGACAATGGTACACCCTATTTAAGTGGTTTCCAGAGGTCAAATTCTACAAGGTAAACCAGTTTAATGATGGCCGTGATATGGTCAACTCTCCTATTACAGAATGGGAGAACAATAAAAAATTGCCAAATGTGGAATACATAAGCTATTCCACGCTTGACAATATGCTACAAATGTAGTATATTATTAATAATGCAAAAGAGAATTAATTACTCTCTTTTTATAGTGCAAGGAAGAGGCCTTTACCAGAGGGTCGAACTTGACAACTTAGAGGTGGTACTCAGGCATGGTACTAGAAATAGGCTGTGTCACATCACTCTACCGAGTGGAAGTTGGTTGTGGACGGAATGGATATGGTATCCGGTCGTCTGCTTGTGGGTGAATCCATAGTCCCACCTATTTCGCATTACTTAACTTATAAGGTAATTTATGGAACTAAAAGATAGTAAAACAAAAGATAATTTAAGAGCAGCTTTCCAAGGTGAAAGTGAAGCAAATAGAAGATACTTATACTTTGCTCAAAAGGCAGACATTGAAGGCGCTGCTGAAGTAGCACAAGTATTCAGGTCTACTGCCGAAGGTGAAACAGGCCATGCACATGGTCATTTAGAATACCTTGAAGAAGTTGGTGACCCAGCAACAGGCGAAGCAATGGGTAGTACAGAACAAAACCTAAATTCAGCAATCAAAGGTGAAGTACATGAATATACAGACATGTATCCTGGCATGGCAAGAACAGCTAGAGATGAAGGCTTTGATGAAATTGCAGATTGGTTTGAAACACTAGCAAAGGCTGAGAAGTCACACGCAGGTAAGTTTCAAAGGACGCTTGACAATTACAATGCTGGATAGTATAATATACAGAACATTAGATTGGTGTATAACCAAACTACAACAGTTTAGAGAGTGGCGTATTAAAAGGTCACTCCCTAAAGGCGAGAGTGTACATGAGTGGGCGAAGAAAAATGCCAAACACAAGTAGAACTCTTATAAATAACTATGAGGCCGATTATACAGGCCACACGAAGACAACGAACACGAAACATATACAAGGAGAATAAATATGGATTTTGAAAGTCTGAAACAAAGTCAAAGTAATTTTGACGCAATCACAAAAGCTCTGGAAACAAAACTTGCTCCAGAAGACCAATCAAACAAAAACAAATACCAAGATGACAGGTTCTGGAAACCTGAGATGGACAAAACAGGTAACGGCTATGCTGTTATTCGTTTCTTGCCTGCCTCAAATGGTGAAGACATGCCGTGGCAAAGAGTATGGTCACATGCATTTCAGGACAAAGGCGGTTGGTATATTGAGAACTCATTAACAACTCTTAATCAAAAGGATCCTGTTAGTGAAGAAAACAGCAGACTTTGGAACACAGGTTTAGATAGTGACAAAGAAATTGCTCGTAAGAGAAAAAGAAAATTATCTTACTACGCAAACATCTATGTTGTTTCTGACCCTAAGAGACCACAAAATGAAGGCAATGTGTTTTTGTATAAGTTTGGTAAGAAAATCTTTGACAAGATTACTGAAGCAATGCAACCTGCTTTTGAAGACGAAACACCAATCAATCCATTTGACTTTTGGAAAGGTGCCAACTTTAAGTTGAAACTTAGAAAAGTTGATGGTTATTGGAATTATGATAAATCTGAATTTGAGAGTGTATCACAAGTTAAAGAAAGTGATGACCAGATTAAAGCAATTTGGGAAAAACAACATTCTCTAAAACAATTTGTTGACCCTAGTAATTTTAAGACCTATGATGAACTCAAAGAGAAACTGAATAGGGTAATTACGGGTACACAAAGCACCGTTACAGCTGACCAGATAGACCTCCCACCTACGGCAGCACCAACGGTGAAAAGTGAAGATGTACCGGCTATGCCTACGGCTGCAGCTGCTGGAAGTGAATTACATAATGATGAAGATGATACTTTGTCGTATTTCAGCAAATTGGCAGACGAGGACTAGTATCTCTCTCTCAAACTACATCTTAATACTTTGAAGAAGGGGCCGAAAGGCCCCTTTTTTTATTGGAAAACCATATAAATAGTAGTATGGCAAATATATTTGACCCATTAAAAGATTTACAAGATAATCAATTAAAGTCTGCTAGATGGTACAGAAATGCAGCCTCT